TCCTCATCCGGTCATCATCTTCAGTCCAATCAGGATCACACTCCTTATAGATCTTGTTCCAGATACGAGGCATGAGAGCAATCAATGCAGCAGGCATAGATCCGTCCCAATTCTTATAATCTGAAGCAAAACCCACATCTCCCGAACGCAAAAGATAATTATACAGGTCGGCGAATTCACGGCTTCCAGCATCAATTCCTACCTTGATAGGTAGTTCATGATGAGCGTTGGCAATGATGGCAGAGGCTGCTCCAAAATACATACGATGTGCCAAAGTGAAGTAGGTTGGACATGCTGTAAATGCACGCGTCTTTCCTATTTCAATCTTTGAACGTTTGACACATTCATCTTTCAATGAAGCAACAAAAGCCATTGCCGTCTTTTCTCCCCTATCGCAAGCCTGTAAAAACTCTTCGACGTCATTCTCCAAACGCATACCTTGGATATTTGATGCTATCTTATATCTTCCAGTATTCTCATCCATCTGGACCATCACTTCCTTACGCTTACCTTTCATATCTAGCTCCACCATGTGTGGATAACCAGGAGCCGATTGTCTGTTGATAGGATTTGACAGTGGTAGGTATTGGCATCCATTGATAGCTTCGTCCATGTTGAAAATTTTTGCTCTCAAGTTAGTACGAGTACAAACTTGAGCAACATAGTTAGCAACATCATCAACTACATCTTGCATTAACTCCATGTCTATCTCAGGTTGTTCATGAGCATAAACATTAAAAGCCTTTGCAAAGATGTCAAACTCTTTTTCGAGCCTCCAATCTTTTCCATCTTTTACGTTTGGTTCACAAGACTCTTCACAATCTTGTGTGTGGAAAGGGGATCGATAGAACTGGGTCATAGTAGTCTTAGGGAGATCATGATAAATCAAATCTCCATTTGAATCTATTTCACCAGCTCGACCAATCAGTTTATACATCGGTGAGATGTCGGGATTTTCAGCTCGAAACTCTTCCTCATCAGCAGGAACGATCTTTTGGAATGGAAGGATCTCTATTTCATTTAGCATTACTTGGGAAGCCATTGTCCCATCAAAATCAGAGAGAAACACGGGGGAGCACAGCGCTTTATTGGTATTTGCCGCAATGTGAACACCCAGAAATTTCCTCTGAATTGATGAATTAACAATGACTATGGGCGATCCACAATCACCAGCCCTGGTTTGGACTGGTAAATGTGAATATGCACTAACAGAATAGGTGACTCCAGTGTGATATCCAGTGTTGGTGTTCAACCTCACTTCTTCATGAAGAATGAAAGGCCGAACCTCAAAGTAATCTTCCAACCTCAAACCTAAAGCAGCTACATAACCTTGTAATGACTTACCTACTTTAGCTTCCTGAAGGTGACAACGAATGTCACGGACAGAAACATTAGGAACAGAGAAAATCATGAGATCTCTCTCATGATTCACGGAGATTGGTTCAATTGGTATGTATTTACCCTTGACTAACAAAGTAAGATTGGAGAAACTTAAAGTGGCATGAGCTACAGTAACAAAAATATTCCTATAGATTCCTTGAGCATGTGCAATGGCTAATCCATTTGCACACAAACTATAATTTTGACTAATAAGAGTTCTCATCAAATCAGCAGAAGCTTGATCAACACAAACTTCTGACTGCATTCCCTTTTGACGAAGTTGTTCTGGTTCAAAAGTTTCAGTTTCAACTGGACAATATGGACAACTTCCTACTGTCTGAGGATGGAACGGTTGATCACCAAAATGCCTGTGCCAATATTCTTCACCACAATTGACACAAACATGAAAATGACCATCTTCAAAAGGACGACACTTCTCTCTCTTCGTGTACACAGAAAAGTTATTGAATTTTCGAACCTCAACTCCAGGCATAAACTTGATGTTTCTCATTCGTGGATCGATCAGATCTTGCTTGACAGCTTTCATATATGAAATGCCAAGCATCCTCTTCTCCTTGTCGGTTTGTTCACGTCCCTTGAGAGCCTCAATAAATCTCTGTGTCTCTTTGAAAAATCTATGAGGATCTGTCTGGCTACTCAAAGGTGCATCAACAAACTCTTCTTCTTCTTCTTCTTCACGAGTGACCTCTTCAAGTGCAGCACTTCGCAGGGCTCCCTTTCCACTATTGCGGTTAAACATTGTGAAATTAGAAGCCTGGCGATCTACTGACCTCGCACGAGAACTAGCACGTGAATTATTTCCGTCAGGACTGATATTCTCACTCAACACGTCACCAGCACTTCTCAAAGCTCCCTTTCCACTACTACGGTTATACATAGTAAAACTAGAAGCTTGGCGATCAACTGAGCTAGCTCGTGATGAAGCACGTGAATTGTTTCCATCAGGACTAATGTTCTCACTCAACACTTCACTTGCACTGCGCAAACTTCCTTTTCCACTCTTTCTATTGAGCATAGTGAAATTAGAAGCCTGCCTGTCAACTGAACTAGCTCGGGACGACGATCGAGAATTAGTACCATCCGGACTGATGTTTTCACTCTCAATCCATTTGGTATTATCAAAACTCACTTTCTTCTCAACACGCTGCATCTTGTTGGTGTATGGATCAAAGATGCCCTCAGCTTCCATTGGTGGATTACTGCTATTGCACAATTGGTAGATTGAAGCACTAGCAGCAGCAGTCTTGAGAAACTGCATTAGCATCTTCACCCAACGATCTGCCTTGATTGATACTGGTGATAAATCAGTACAATCAAAGTCTATCTCAGATGGCTCTCTCACACGCAATACGGAATCATACCACGCACAAATGGGACCTTCTGTTGCAGTCCAAACAACAACGTCATCCTTCAAACACTCAATGCCAGTGTCACATCGACGATACTCAAAGGAGTCGTCAATAATGGCAAATACAGCACGGTTATCGTCATCAACGGTCAGCAGGAAACTAGCATCTGTGAAATTGACTATGAAATCTATTGGAAGGGGAAGTTGAACGCGTAGCGCATTCAACCCTCTTAGCGATTTTTCCAGGGTTTGTTGTGGAATGAAATGACTCTTGAAAGCACTGGCAACAGGTATCAAATACTGTGCCAATTCGGTGTAACTATACTTTGAACGCTCTAACTTCATATAACGAGGTGACAATTTATCTGCATCACACCACTTCAAATTAAAGGAAACGACATTGGATTTGAAAGTGTCATCCAAAGCCATATGTGGAACACAATCATGTACAAGAGTTGAGGCTACTTGTACAGCTAAACTATCCCTAATGATATCTTGCACAATTTCGTAACTGACAACCTTTCCATCAACTCTCCAGGTGACCATCTTGTTGTAGTCATTTTTCTTTGCAGGATTAGCAATATCCTTTTCTGTGTAAAAATGGCGAACAAGTAGGCCAGTACTATATGATCTGTAGTAATTGAACTGCACAGTGATCACAACCATCCGGCGAAGGAAAGCTGATCTCTCATCTTCGGGCAAGGAAACTAAATAACGCTCCCAACGAGTTGGATTGGTTGTGAGAACGATATCTTCACCCCCACGATCATAGATTGTCATGACCTTCTTTCTGTACTCTTCAACAAGTTTATCATCTAGAGTGAAATCGTCTTGGTTGACGTCCTTGCGAAACTTATTGGCGAGAACAGTCTTTCCACTGCCAGCTGGACCAATGATCAAAATAGATTTCTTCTTAGATACATTGATCTCTGATACAGCAGGCTGCAAACTCTGACTCTCAGTCTCTACTGATTTCATAATTGCCTCTACTTTGGCTTCATACTCCCGTGCATTAACTTTCTGGTGTTCATAGAAAGTGGCAAAGAGTGCATTAAAGTCATAGGCAAATCCAGTCCCTCTCTGTTTTGTGATATTAACTTTATCAGACTTAAAGTTGGTGTCATTCATATCACGAGGTTTCTCACTCAAGACTAAATTGTCCAGAGCTTCATCTTCAGACTTTGCATGTACATGAGGAGCCAACAAAGTTGTGGCCTCAAATACAAAATCACGACGACGTGCTAAAGCTTCAGGATTGTATAGAGCAGCACTACGATTAATGTATCCTTGGTTGGAACACACAATCACATAACGAGACTTGAAATGGGTACCCTTTTGTGGAAGGGCAGCCATATTCAACAGCATTGCATTTGGTGAGTAGATCGAAATCATCTCAGTCAAATCATGCTCTTCCTTTGATGATCCAAAATCATCATAAACGACAACATCTTGGTACGCATACCCTGACCAGTA